GGCTTCTATTCGGGAAATGCTCGAAGGCATCTCAGGAATATGTGGGTTAAACCCCGCATCTTCTTGTATGCTCCTCAACAGCTCTTGCAGTACTCTTTCGAGAGTGCTGAGGGCACCTACCTCGGTGACGACTAGTCAGCCGGCCTATGGCAGGTGTTGCATAAGCGCTATATAACTAGAGTTCTACCTTTGAGAAGTAGAACCACTTCCTCTTTCGAGAGGTCGGTGTTATATTACCGCCTGTGCCACGCGTGTCGGGGTGGCCCCCAAATGGGATCATACTCAGTGATCTCGCTAGGGACTAGTCTGTAATCAGAAGTAGTAAACCCTACGGTCTGATCAACCTACCCTCAAGGGGGTTGCCTGTAGCCGGGGAGGGCGACGCGCCTTCCCGGGGACTACAGGGTGTTCGCAAAGGTATGTCATTAAGGTGACGTACCTTTGCCTTCAGATCATTTAATAAATAAAATGATATGAAAACACTATTAAAAGCTAATTCAAGGTTCTTTAATTCCTTGTCTCAGCGTTTAGGAGTGTTGAACACCTGGCAACGGGCCTTTACAGGCCCACGGGGGATGATTGGATACCTTAATCGGGTACCCATCATCCTCCTAGGAAGATCAGGAAGAACTTGAGTTCTTGGATCCCTTGCCTTTGCTCGTTTTGCACTTCCTTTACAGCGCCATTCTGGATTTAAAGGTCTGGCCATAGTCCTTAAGGTTTCCGCGACTTGCCTTGTTAAGGCAATTGCGGGTTCACCTATAAAGGGTGTGGCTAGCTCCCTGGGTCACAGAGTGGCGTTGACTAGATCGGGCTTGCCTAAGTGAATTCCTTCGAGTTCACGGAAGGCAATGTTGAAAGGTGATAAGCGTCAAGTTCAGTTTTGGCTGACCCTTTGCTCCATGTATCGGATACTGGATTATAAGGGGAAGCCGAACTTGGCTACTATCACTCAACCCGGCTCTACCTTTCATCCGCGGGACTACGTTTGATTTGTTCCGATCTTTCACCATATGCTTATTGATAGGCATTGGTGAGGGACGGGGTCGATCAAAGCGTGAGAACCTAAGATGATTGCTAAAGCTGGGCCCGGATCAGTTAGTCCGGAAGCTCGCCGCCAGCCTAAGCTGAAGGCTCATAACTCCACTGGAGCTATGGTCTTTCAAGCCATCACTTGGACATCGAATGAGTATAAAGACTTATTCGACGTCTTTGTGGCCCTATCCAAGAGGATGGGGTCGGATGGTCTTGTGACACAGCTGAAAACTGTTGCACAGTGAGCTTCACCTATAAAGGCCCTGTCTTCCTGAGCTCCCCCTTTCCTAGGAAAGTTGGGAGTTAAGGAAGAACCGGGAAAAGTGCGTGTGTTTGCCATGGTGGATTGGTGAACTCAGTCGCTCCTACGCCCTCTTCATAGTTTTATCTTTGGAATCCTTGAGAAGATTCCACAAGATGCGACTATGGATCAGGAACGTGGGGTATCAGATGGAATGTGGATGATGGCGCAACGCGGTTTTGCCGCGTCGTACGATCTATCCGCTGCCACTGATAGACTGCCTGTGCTCCTGCAGTCGTGACTGGTTAACCTTATCCTTCCTGGATGCGGGCAACTCTGAGCAGAGTTGCTCGTAGCGCGAGCCTATCAGGTCCCTAAGGGGATCCGTAGGCTTGGAATGAAAATTCCTAAAAGCTTGACTTATGAGGTCGGGCAGCCAATGGGCGCCCTTTCCTCATGGGCCATGCTAGCGCTAACACACCATTTTATTGTGCAATTAGCAGCTCGAAGAGTCGGACATATCACATGATTCCGCTGATATCTGGTCTTGGGTGACGATATAGTCATCTTCGACCGTAGGGTGGCAAAAGCCTACCTTGATATCATGGGAGACCTTGGTGTTAACGTTAACTTACTTAAGTCGGTTGTTTCGACAACCAGCTTTGAGTTTGCTAAACGTTTCATACACCAGGGAGTCAATCTCTCACCAGTGTCATTCAAGGAAATGGATTTGGCGGGAGCCTCTCTAGAAGGGGCTATCCTGCTACACTCCAAATTCGCGAATGATCCTGGTCGGATTTCTCCGATAGTCCGTTTCCGTGGATATGGATATAGAACGCT